GCCAAGAATTCGAGGCCAGCTTCGAAAATCTCAGCGGTCTCGTCGCAGTCTCCTTTGGTGACGAAAACATTTCAGACAAAGCAGTCGATATCCCGGCATTGCCGCTATTGGTGGGGGTGGACTTTAACAACGATCCGATGTCCGGAATCGTCGCTGTCCGCCACGACAACAACCTCTACGTCATCGACGAGATCATCCTGACCGGCGGCGCCACAACCTGGGATTTCTGTGACGAACTCATCCGTCGCTATGGCGTGGAACGCCGAATCATTACCTGCCCAGACCCCACCGGAGCGGCTCGCAAGACAAGCGGCGTCGGCTACACCGACCACAACATCCTCAGAAAGTCCGGCTTCACTGTCTCCAGTCCCCGTTCCCCTTGGAAAATCCGCGACAAAATTACCTGCGTAAACACTGCACTACTAGATGCAGCTGGAAATCGCCGCACTTATATCCACCCCAAGTGCAAAGAACTAATAAAAAGTCTGCGCACACTTACGTACACGCCGAATACCGGACTACCGAATAAAAACTTAGGAGTAGACCACGCTTTTGACGCTTTTGGTTATATGTGTCTGCAAGTGTTCAACCTCGCCAAACCAGAAACCCTGGGACAAACTAGCTATCGAATTTACTAATTATTTCGCGCACAGCATCCCTAGCCAGCTCTGCCGTAGCAAAGGTTTTCGTGGAATAGAGTTTTTTGTCTCTGCGCACCTGCCCTATCCAACCGGACTTCCTTCTGTACACATGCTTGTACGGCGATCTCCTGCGTTTGTGACCCTTCTGGTTAGCAGTATTTGCGCCCCTAGGTAAGAGCCTCAAATTATTCCAGCGATTATCTAGACCATTACCGTTTATGTGATCTACCATCAAATTACCGGGATCTTCACCCGTCATATACATCCAGATCAGTCTGTGCGCTAAGTAGGTCGTGCCTTGGAACTGACCTGCGTAATACCTCTTTGTGCTGTTGGAACCCTTACCCATTGTCGTCTGCGTTCCGTATCTGGTACCGGGCCGTACACGCGACTGCGGATCCGGAAGCATCCAAATCAGCTCCCCCGTTTCTGGGGTATAAAACAGCCTTTCCTGTAGAACGCACTGTGGCGGAAGCTCTTTGGGCATGACTTCGACAGACTCCATGTAGAGCCTAGCACGCTAGACTGACACAAAGCCCGCGTGCCATGGCCAAAAAACCAACAAAGGCCCAAAAAAAGGTCGAAAAGGTCATGTCCGAATACTCTGCTGGCACACTTAAGTCCAGCTCGGGCAAAAAAGTAACCAGCCGCAAGCAAGCAATCGCTATTGCTATGTCTGAAGCGGGCATGGCACGCAAAAAGCCTGCCAAAAGGGGAGGCAAAAAGTAATGGCCGCCAAGAAAAAGGGCTTATACGACAACATCAACGCAAAACGCAAGCGAATTGCCGCTGGATCGGGCGAAAAGATGCGCAAACCCGGCAGCAAAGGCGCCCCAACTGCGGCAGACTTCAAGAAAGCAGCCAAAACTGCGAAAAAACCGCGTAAATAACCATGGCCGCCGTAGCCACCACCGCCATTAAACGCTACACGAACACCGTGGAGCACTTTGGCGCCGAGATGACCGCCCTCAACGACTACTTTGAGGCCCCCGGCCACACCGGCGAATATGCCTTCGCCATCCAAGCCACTGGCGCAGCCAACTTCAAGGTATCACTAGAGAGTGCTGCCGCAGGATCCGATACATGGTTTCTGCTTGATGAGAGCAAAACCATCAACTCTGCTGGCGCTTACGTCTATAGCTACACGGGCAAAGTTGCATCTCGCATCCGCGTCCGCATCAGCCAAATAGACTCTGGCACACCAAGCGTTATGCCTGCAATCGGCGTCTGCTACAAGGGCTAAATGGCAATCCAAACAGTAAACGGAGGCTGTGTTCACATCGAAATTGATGCTGAAGACGGCCTCACGCACGCCACATTTGTATTTAAGACCCCACAAAACCCCGAAATCATCGGCGGTTTTGTCACTATGTTGACCCAAGGCATCGAAGTGCTGGTGCCAATCACCGACCCCGACGACGAGGAAGACGACGATGATTGAGTATCGCGGCGAAAAATTTCAAGGCTACAACAAACCAAAACGCACCCCAAAACACCCCACTAAATCACACGTAGTCCTCGCAAAAGACGGCGACCAAGTAAAACTAATCCGCTTCGGCCAACAAGGCGTTTCCGGCTCGCCAAAAAAGGCTGGCGAAAGCGACGCTGATCGCAAACGGCGCGAAGCTTTCCTAGCTAGGCACGCCGCTAACATAAAGAAGGGCAAAATGTCGGCCGCCTACTGGAGCGCCCGCGAAAAATGGTAACTAAATGACCTACGCAGTTCCCGGCCGTTATCCCACCAACATTGTCTCCACCACCTACGCAGGTGGTACGGATAGCCCGTTCACACGCACTGCAAGCGTGCTGAGCATGATGAAGGGCTGGGAGATCATGAAAGCAGTCAGCCGAGGCACGGAATACCTCCGCGAGAACAGCGAAGCCTTCCTCCCACTGGAACCCCGCGAGGACTACACGGCCTACCTAAGCCGCGTCAACCGGGCAGTCTTCTCGCCGTATACACAGCGGTTGATTCGGGCTGCAGCAGGTCTGATTCTGCGCAAACCTATTGCTTTAGAAGGTGATCCGTACTGGCGCGAAGTATTTGCGCGTGATGTGGACGGCCAAGGCTCGGATCTAGACGAATTTGCCCGCCGCCTGCTGATTTGCAGCCTGACCTACGGCCACTGCAACATGCTGGTGGATTTCCCAGCACCTACTGAGATCCGCAGCTTGGCAGAAGAGCGTGCCATGGGGCGCCGCCCCTACTGGGTGGAGGTCGACCCGCAGGACGTCTACGGCTGGCGCCTCGACCGCGAAGCCGCCTACGGCACCCTCACCCAAATCCGCATCCACGAGCAAGCCGTGGTGCCCGAGGGCCAATTTGGCGAAAAGGTATACGACCAAATCCGCGTCATTTATCCGGGCCGCTATGAGGTCTACCGCCAACGCCAAGAGCAAAAGCCCCTGGGACCCGGCTTCCGCGAACCGCTCAACAACAGCACCGACTACGAACTAATTGAGTCGGGCACCTACAGCCTCAGCCAAATCCCATTCGTCACCACCTATAGCAACAAGGTCGACAACCTCGTCAGCCGCCCACCGCTGATCGACATTGCCTACCTCAACCTGGCCCACTTCCAACGCCAAGCCGACCTAATCCACAGTCTCCATATCGCCTCCCAGCCGATGCTGGTCCTAGAGGGCTGGGACGACCAGACCAAGGACATGGCCGTGAGCGTCAACTACGCCATGGCCACCGCGCCCGGCAACAAGGTCTATTACGTGGAGCCTGCGGCTAGCGCATTTGAAGCCCAGAGCAACGAAATCCGCGAACTACAGCAACAAATGGCCACGCTCGGCATTAGCACGCTGAGCCAGCAGAAATTTGTCGCCGAGTCTGCCGACGCCCGCCGCTTGGATCGCGTCGACACCAACTCAATGCTGGCCGCCGTCAGCCTTGACCTGGAGCAATCCCTGCAAAAGGCGTTCGATTTCGCTGCCGAGTACCTGGGAATTGAGCCCCCCGAGGTAAGCATCAGCCGCGACTTTGACATTGACCGCCTGATCGGCCAAGACGTCACCGCGATCACCGCCCTTTTCGATAAGGGCGTGATCACCCTGGAGGAAGTCCGCGCCATCTTGACCCAAGGCGAAATCCTCCCCTCGATGGAGCTAGGTGCCCTTCCCACCGAAGAGCCCGGCGAACTGGAATCCCAGGACGACGAACCCGAAGACGAGGAATCCCCCGGCGAGCAGGAAGACGAATCCGCACTAACCACCGACCGGATGGAACAACTAATGCAAGCCCTGCTGGGGCAGTGATCTGATGGCTAACGCAGCCGACTACCTCACGCTGGCGCAGGTAGCGACACTGCTGCGTCTAGCCAAACGTCTTGAGGCGATTGAAACGCAGGGACCACCAGCCCCCGGCGAACGCGGCCCTGCTGGTGCCGACGGTCTGCAGGGCCCACAAGGCCCGCAAGGCGAACCAGGACCACGCGGCCCTGCTGGAGCAATAGGCCCCCAAGGCGAAACCGGCCCCCGTGGTGAGCGCGGCGAAAAAGGAGATCGCGGTGAGATCGGCCCAAAAGGCGAACGCGGCGAAATCGGCCCCGCCGGCCCGAACGGCCAAAAGGGCGACAAAGGCGACCCTGGAACACCCGGCCCGCAAGGCCCCGCCGGGATCAACGGCCTTAATGGCCCCACAGGCCAAAGCGCCTACGAAATAGCAGTCGAAAACGGCTTTGAGGGCACGGAATCCGAATGGCTGGAAAGCCTTGTCGGCCCCGCTGGTAAGAAGGGTAAGGACGGCGAAGACGGCATCAACGGGCGCCCCGGCATCGGCATCGCAAGCGGCGGCC